ATTCTCGACCACCTTCAGGGTCTTCTCGCAGACGGAGCAGACGAACAGCATCACCTGTCCCGCTGAGTTGCTGATCTCGTCGTAGGAGTGGCCGTGGTTCGTGCAGATCCGCTCGTTGAGGATCTGCTCGGCCTCCGCGAGGGTGTAGCGGGGCTCCTCTGCTGGAGCGTGCGACAGGATCGGTGCTCCACCGCTCATGTGGCTGGCCTCTCGACCGTCGAACTGGCTCATGTTCCTCGCCGCCTCGTGCCTGGGATCGATCATGGTGTGGGCTCCACCGGGATGTGCCTGGACAGGGTGCGTGAGTTCTCGTCCACGTCCCAGTCTCCGACAGGGTGGGCGGTCACGAACAGGTATGGACCGACATCAGCGAGGTGGATCCTCTCGATGTTGTTGATCTCGACCTCGACCGTGAGCCGGTCTCCTACATTCACTGCTCTACCTCCACGGTGACGGTGATCCTGGTGGACTCGACGGGGATGGTGGTGCCGAGACCCCGCTCGACCTCCTGCAGGGCGCGGATCATGGCCCCTGAGAGGGCGTGCTCCGGGTTCTCGGCTGCACTCCATGCGGCACCGGTGATGGTGTCGCTGGCGGAGTACCGCTTGGGTGGCTCCGGGTCAGGCCAGGAGCAGTCGTCGCAGGTCCCTCCGCCCATGAAGAACGTCATGGTGTGCCCGGTCCTGGTCCGATGCAGGGATGCCTGCTCTGCGAGGCTCACAGCCACCCCAGCCGCTCGGCCACCGTGATCGCGCTGTTCACGATCAGGAGCGCGAGGAGGACGATCAGCAGCCACCACGCGACCTCGATCTTCGTGTCCTTCTTCTTCTCGTTCATGTGCCTGCCTTCCGTGCTGCTTCGTCTCGGATGAGGTCCCGGATGTACCTGGACCGGCTGCGCTTCCCTCTCAGAGCGTCAAGGCGCTCCAGCATCTTCTCGCTGACGCGGATCTTCATGGTCTTGTCGAGTGGTGCGCCGGGCACTTCTAGCGGTCGTCCCATAGGTGGGAACATTAGTACTAATGTGGGCACACCACAAGCCCCTCAGAGGGTTTGGTACCCACTTTAAATCTCCGGCTCACGGCGTTTCTTGTGCCGCAACGGGTTCAGAGCCGCCCTCTGGTCCCGGACCCGCTTCCTCTCCTCGTACAGCAACTTCCGCCAGTACGCCGACTCCTCCAGCGCCCCCCGCTGCTCGTCCAGGAACGCCTTCTCCACCTCGCTCAACCTAGTGTTCGAGATGTGCGGCCTCCCACCAGGAGCGGACGGTGCCCTACCCACCGAGATCGACCCCCAGAACCCACCACAGCCACACCGCGACCGCCAAACCGAACACAATCCACTCCACCACCAGCCTCCTGACCTGCATCTTCCTTGCGAGGATCGATTCTCCCGGCCTCTGAGCCCCCCACTGGGGTTCCCGTACCCATTTATCGTAAACGATTCCCAGATCGTGGGTACTGGATACGTGTCCTGCCGCCCAGCGGTTGGTGTGCGTGGGGGTGTGGGGGACCGTCGGGGGTGGGGGGGACGGGGGTGCATTAGTACTGATGATCCATCACTGGGTTTCACTTGCTTTCACTACGAAAGGTGTGCGAGAATAAGGGCACGAGGTCAGGGCAACGGGCCACTGACTCAGGCGCCACCGAAGGGTGGCAGTAAGGCAGGCAACATCATGGCTGAGAACCTCTTCACGGTCGAGAACGCTACGAAGTCCGACTCTCCCCTGGGTCGGGTGACGACGTTGCGCGGGCTCAAGTCCCGCGTGGCTCGGAACGCTAAGCAGGACGCCACGCTGAAGCACGACGGGGCACTGGCCCTGTTCCACGCGATGAACGTCGCGGGCACGGTCGGCAAGGGCAAGGGCAAGGTCACGCTGACGGCGTGGGTGACCGACCTGGGCTACTCCCAGTCCATGGGCTCGCTGCTGGTGAACCTGGGCCGCGCCATGGTCGTTCACTCGATCCCGGGTGACTCGGAGTTGTTCGCGTTCCTGGTGCAGAAGGGCACCAACGCGAAGGTGGCCGCACTCCTGCGGGAGGACGAGAACCGTCACGCTGAGGTCCATGCCTTGTGGGAGGCGTTCAAGGCCGACGCCACGGTGCTCAAGGCGACGGGTACGGCCCGTCCGAACGACGGCTCGCAGGAGTCCGGCGAGGAGTCGGGCGACACTCCGGCTCCGGCCGTCGAGACCATGAAGGGCGACGTGCGCGACGTGATCGCGTACCTGCGTCGCACCATCGGCGAGGTCTCGCGTGAGGATCTGAACACGCTGGAAGACCTCATCATGGGTGAGGTCGCCAACCGGTCCGGTCTGGTCGCCGCTGACGTGGCGTGATCTAGCAGGCAGGATCCGGGCTACGGTCCGGGTCCTGCCTTGCGTTGGACGCTGGACCTCCCAGCGGCTTGCGTGAGGCAGGAGCAAACGATGACCATTCGACAGACAGCAGACGCGGTGACCGCGTGCTCAGTGTGCGGCATCGGTGCCCGACCGTTGCTCGCGCGGCCGGGTGTGTGGGTTCATGTCGAACCTCGCACGCTGGACAACGACTTGCACAACGGGACGCGGGACCACAACGCCGTGGTGCGAGGAGACCTCGATGCGTGACCACTTCTACGTTTACAGTCCTACCGGACGGCTGTACTGCGCATGTGACTTGCGTGAGACCAACCCGGAAACTCTCATGACCACGATGCCGGACGGTGGACAGTGTGACCGGTGCGCAGTCCTAGTGGCACAGGCTGAGACTGCGGCCACCTACGCGACCAACCGGGCTATCACTCCCGTGCAGGCTGTGTCGGCGTTGAACATGCCACCCGTCGTTCGGTGGATAGTCGACCCTCTCCCAGCGTGAGTCTCCCGTCCGGCGCGACCCTCACCCGGCCGCGCCGGACGGTGCCAACGTTCCTCCACTCGTGGCATTAGTCCACTAATCCTCCGGCTCGCACCGATGATTCTGTAAACGCTTCGGACGGTCCTGCTCACACGCGCAAGTCAACGTCAACCGACGACGTATGTGACCGTCAACCGACGGCACACACCCGTCAATCAACCGGTCAACCGATGCGGGACACCTGTCTATCACTTTGCCTAGTGGTGGTCAGTGTGGTAGAATGTACCTAGTACGGCGGAGGTATGCCCGGTCAATCAACCAACCGATTAGTCCACTAATCAGAGAGGTCAACCCATGTCCTACGAACCGCGCAAGCGGCCACTGGTGCCTGTCGGGCATCGCACCTGGCTGGGGGTTTCCCGCGTCAAGGAGCGAACCGACCTGACCAACGACAACATGACGGTCGATGAGCGCATCGAGATGCTGCTGGAGTTCATCACCCGTCCAGGTGCCGACCAAGCACAGCGGCACGACGACCTGGTGACGTTGGCCGAACTCATCATCGAGGCACGCGGCAACAAGGTCGTCGTCCAGCGGAACACGGTCACCGGCGAGCCGACCGCGTACACCTGGGACGGGTCAAGCGACTGGGGCTACGGGGTCGCGCCCATCGACTCCGACACACATGACCGCGACTGCATCATCTGCGGTCCCTCCATCGGTCCAGAGGGGTCGGAGCCTGACTTCGACACCCACCCGTACACCTACAACCCAACCGATTAGTCCACTAATCAGGAAGGCTCATCATGCACACCAGCAACCCGCAGCCCACGTTCGGGCAGCGCACACAGGAGAGGATCACACTGGACTCGTGGAACGCTGCTCGTCGGCGGTACGCGGACCAGGACCGGGCCACGGCGCAGGAGCGCACGAGAGGGAGGCACAACTGATGGACACCATCCCGTCAACGCTGGTCCTGCCGACACTGCCGGACCCTCCGCTGGACATGCTCGTGCGGGGCGTGTTCCCGGCATGGACCATGCAAGACCCCGCCAGCAAGCATCAGGTCGGCGGGTTCCTCGCCCTCCAGGTTCGTTCCCTCAACTGAAAGGCAGACTCATGGAGTCCAACCTGCTCGCATCCATCCTGCTGTACGTCATCGGCTTCGTGGTCGGGGTGCTGGCCACGCTCGCCTACGTCAACCTCACGGGGTACGTGGGGTGACCAGGCTGCTGTGCGCTCTGCTAGGTCACCGCCTGGTGGGCTCGGAGCAGCACTACACGGTCGAGGTCCACTGTCTGCGCTGTCACAGGGTGTGGCAGCCGGTGCACTGACGTTGCTCTCGCATAGTCAGTGTGGTAGGATGGACCTAGTGCAACACAGTCATGTCCACAAGCAACCCAGTCCATTAGTGGACTAATCGAAAGGCAGACCATGACAAACGCGGACAACCTGCGCCTCTGGACCTCGGCCCTGCGGGAGCCGGACCGGGTGCAGATCAACGGCAAACTGGCCGCGTACACCGACGACGGGAAGGTCGGCCACTGCTGCATGGGGGTCCTGGCCGAGAAGGCAGGCGTCTCCCGTGAGGAGTCCATGTGCTCCGAGGACGAGGACACGCCCGTCTTCTACAACGAGGACGGCACCCTCACCCCGGAGGGCCGGGCTGACGTGGTGTTCTACTTCGGAGGCGAAGACGCCTACCCTCCGCAAGAGGCCATCGAGTGGCTCGGGCTGGCCGCTCTTACCGGCCACACCAACCTGTCGCCGGACTGGCCGAAGGACGCCATGGGAAAGGCGCTCTACCGCGCTCGCCCCAGGAAAGACGGGTTCGAGGAAGCGCTCGACTACGCCTGCGACTACCTGAACGACACGCTGCGGCTGACGTTCTCGCAGATCGCTGACCTGCTCGACTACTTCGGCGTGCGGGCCGTCTGATGGGCGAGGTCATCCCGCTGTTCAAGCAGGAGCCGGACCCGCATGAGCCGTTCGTGGTGGAGGACGTGCTGAACGACGAACTGCGGGACGAGTTGCACGAGGTCATGGTCCTCATCGAGGAGTTCTTCGGAGCAACGTCGGAGCGGTGCCTGCTGGATCGGATCGCGGAGGTCAAGGGCAAGGTCGCCCGCTGGCCCGGCGCATCCGATGGCTAGAGGGAAGCGTCACCTGGTCATCAAGACGAGTGGGCGCACGGCTTGCGGGCTGATGCGCCCACCGTTGCTGACGGTGGCGCTGGGTCAAGTCACCTGTGGTGGGTGTCAACGGTCGCTGCACATGGCAGATGCAGAGGCCAAGCAACACATCGTGTAACGCGGAAAGCAACCATCGAACGATTAGTGCACTAATCGGAAAGGCAGACGAACATGAGCACCACAGCAACGGAGGGCTACGTCTTCACGGTCGGACAGATCCTCTCGGACGAGGACTTCCCACACCTGCCGGTCGGGGCAACCATCAGAAACCAGCAGACAAGCCAAGTGTTCGAGGTTGTGCGGTTCCATGGTGTGACCGGCAACCGCAACACCGTGACTACCCGCGTCTCGGCTTGGGACTCCCGAAGCGCCGTGTACTGCACCTACTCCGTCGCCTCGCTGCCCGAGGTCGCGCCGGTGCTGCCCACGTTCGACAGCATCGAGGACGAGGACGAGGACGACGGCGTAGAGAAGGAGGACTGTTCCTCATGCGGTGACTCGACTCCGGTCGATGACATGACTGGCACGAGCGACGGGGACGTGTGCGAGACCTGCGTGGACGACTACTACCAGTGCGTCAACTGTGAGGACCTGTTCACCAGCCTCAACTCCACTCTCAGCGACGACGAGGCGTGCGACCGCTGCCTGCGGCTGCACTGGACCTACTGCAACGACTGCGATGGGTACTACCCGGACGGGTACGAGGACGACCACGAGCACGAGGACGGATGCGACTGCGAGGCACCGGGTCGGGGGTTCATGGTCCGCAACGACGGTGACCCGTTGCTCGCCAACGACACTCCGGCGACGGTCTCGCTGCCCGCTGGCGTGATCTCCGCTGAGGGTCTGACGGGGATCTTCAACTACCTCCGGGACTACGCCCGGGGGATCGAGGACGCGGAGGAGCGCCTCAACATGCGGGCTCTGGCGTCGATGGTCAGCGTGGGCGAGTTGGGCGACAAGTGGCAGACGAAGGAGGGCAACTTCACTAAGCGGCTGAGCCGCTACGCCTACAAGACCTACGGTCTGAAGGTTCCGGCTCACGTCATCTCGGGAGTGGGTTGCATCGCTCGGGACCACTCCACGTCGGTGGACTTCGAGGTCGAGGTCACTCGGGAGTTGAACCAGTCTCCGGAGGAGTTCGCTCACGAGGACTCGTGCTGGTGGCAGTCGTACTACGAGGGTCGGTGCGCACTGAAGAACAACGGTGGGTTCGGGCTTCGGACGTTCAAGGACAACCACTACGGACACCGCTACGCATCGGGCAGGGCGTGGGTGTTCCCGCTGAAGCAGGACGACCAGGGTCTGACTCCGACGTTCAACACGGAGACGCCGGACGCTTTCGTGGTGTTCAACGGCTACGGGGACCTGTCCGGGTACGCCGCTCCTCGTCTGCTGAGCCACATGGCGGGGATGACGTACCGGAGGATCACGTTCTCCTGCTCGGTCACCGACCTCGACAACGAGGACATGTACGTCAACGGTGACTCGGGCTACCTGATCGCACCGGAGGAGATTGCACGGCACTACACGGACGGCAGCCTGTCGCTGTCACTTCAGAAGCACTCCAACCTGTACTACAACGAGAGAGAGGTCTGAGAACCATGGCTAGACGAAAGGCCAAGAGCCCGATGAGGCGGATCACCCGTGCGTTCGACCGGAAGGCACTGGCCCGCATCTGCGAGATGCACGAGGACGACTTCGCTGAGCGGTACGGGATGGAGACCTACGTCATCCCTGAGCGCAACGGGGACAACGACAGGTACTACTACCAGGACAACGGATCGAACGTGCTGGCGGTGGCTCACCTGGACACGGTGGGGGCGCACGAGGAGCGTGGGTGCTACTTCCTGAACACGGCGGGTGGTGAGGTGGTGTACTCCCGGGCTCTGGACGACAGGCTGGGGGCGTACATCATCCTCGACCTGCTGCCCAAACTGGGCATCCAGTACGACATCCTCCTGACGGTGGGCGAGGAGGATGGGATGAGCACGGCGGAGTTCTTCGAGCCGCTCAAGGAGTACGACTGGATGATCGAGTTCGACCGTGGTGGCACCGACGTGGTCATGTACCAGTTCGAGGACCAGTTCACGGTGGACCTGGTGAAGGCGTCGGGCGCTCGTGTCGGGGAGGGGATCTTCTCGGACATCTGCTACCTGGAGCACCTCGGCGTCAAGGGGTTCAACTGGGGTGTGGGCTACCGGGACTACCACGGTCCTCGGGCTCACGCCTACCTGGACGACACGCTGATGATGGTGAACAACTTCCTGCGGTTCCACGCCGCGAACGCCGGGAGGCCGATGCCGCACACGTACCGTCCTCCTGTCTCCTGGTGGGACAGGAAGGGCTGGGAGAGGGACGGGTGGGGCGACGACGTGCTCGACCCTGACGTGGCCCTGTGGGAGGAACCTGGCGCGGAGGTGATGCCGGAGGGCGAGGAGTTCGCTGAGGGTCGGAACCTGATGGCCGACCTGATCGAGGAGTACCCGTCGCTGGCTCAGATCAACATCGCGCTCGGACAGGACGAGGTGTAGCGAACTGGCGCCCAGTTGAGTAAGGCTGTATAGTTGTACCTGTTACTTACCCAATCCCGGGTCAGTGATAGCAAGTCCTAGTCAGCATTAGTACTGATGGGCACTGAGCAACCAACAAGAGGAGCAACCATTGAGCACCATCAGAGAGACCGTCGAGGAGGCCCTGCCCGCAGGGGTCATCGAGGAGTACACCTCCAGCATCAGCGATGCCGTCGCGGCCCTGGAGGACCGTGAGGCGGTCACCGTGGACAGCCTGCGGGCCTACCTCACGGGCCGTGGCGTCCACCCTGCCGAGCAGGACAACATCCTCCGGGGTGTGGGCCTGCTGCCCGTCGAGGAGCCCGCGCCGGTCTGAGTCTCCCGGGGAGGGGTCGTGCTGGGAAGACGCGGCCCCTCCCCGGGTCAGGTCTGTCAACAGGAAGGGAACACATGGACACGGAACCGGTGGTGACGCTCACGTTCGAGGAGCCACCGCCCAAGACGAAGTACGACTGGGAGGCGATCAGCAGGCTGCTGCAAGCGAAGCCCAGGGAGTGGTTCAAGGTCTTCGAGCGGGACCGTCTCACGGTGGCGAAGGCCATCCAGAACGGTGACGTGAAGGCGTTGACGCCGTTCCTGCGGAAGTCGGAGACGGTGGGTCCGGGCTACCAGGTCCAGACCCGTCACACCAACACCACCGCCACACCACCGACGTGCACGTTGTACGTCCGGTACGTACCAGGGAAGAAGGGCTGAAGTGCTACCGAGAGTGAGTGGTGAGATGCGGGTCGGGACGGATCCTGACCTGCGGTTCTCACCGAACGGGCTGGCGATCTGCAAGGTGAGGGCTGTGGCCTCGTCTCGCAGGGAGGAGCCGAAGGGCAGCGGCAACTGGGTGGACGACAAGTCCGCTTGGTTGAGCGTCACCGCATTCGGTCCGAAGGCAGAGAACATGGCCGCCACGGTCCACAAGGGGATGCTGGTGCTGGTCGACGGCCGTCTGTCGGTCGAGGAGTGGGAGAGCGGCGAGAAGAAGGGCACGTCGGTGGAGGTCCTGGTGGACACCATCGGCCCGTCGCTGTCGTACGCCACGGCGGAGGTCTCCAAGGTGGAGAAGGGTGGGGGCGCTCAGCCACAGTCCTCACCTGCACGTCCTGCTCAGTCGGCTGCACCGCAGTCGGACGAGCCCCCTTTCTGACCAGTCGAGGTCAGTCAGGGTCATCAGTACTAATCAGGAAGGCAGAGCATGAGCGACAGCAACGAGAAGAACAAGGCGATGGGTTCGGTCCGCAGCAAGGCGGTGTCCGCGCTGGTCGAGGAGAACCGGGACCGCTTCAACACCCTGGTGCAGCAGTACGCCAAGGAGGCGGGCATCGACTGGTCGCCGCGTCCCTCCAAGGAGGAGCGTGCGAAGGCGAAGGAGCAGGAGGACCAGCGCAAGGCCCGGGAGCAGTTGGAGAAGTTGCTGGAGAAGAACCCGGGTCTCCGTGACGTGTTCGCTCCGCAGGCCGAGGGCTCGAACCTGGTGAACCAGGACGAGGACGAGGGCTGATGAGCCGGGCAGTCGAGGCTGCCATCCTGTTCGTCATCTGGTGGGTCATACTGATGGGCTTCTTCTACACGCTGAAGTTCTTGGGGTGGTCCTGATGGACGAGCGCAGGCGGCGGTACGTGCAGAGCCTTCGGGATGAGGACGATAAGGCGGTCAAGCGGATCGCGGTCGGCTTCGGCCTGTGGGCTGCGTTCTGCCTGACGGTCAGCCTGACGGTCCTGGGGGTCATCCTCTGGGCAGTCATCCGACTGGTCCTGCACTTCACCTGACCCGCACATGAAGGTGCCGCCCTCCGAAGGCAGGGACGGAGGGCGGCACCACGCGGGGAGCAACCAGCACCCACGGCGTAAGACTACCGGACCTCGGTGAGCGGTAGTACAGTCCGGTCCACAACGTAATAAGCCCCCGACTGCTGCGACCAACAGCACCGGGGGCGTGAGCCTAGTAGGAGGCTGAGCACGATGGTACAACCAACTCCCCCTGATGGGGATAGCCCCGCCCCTGTGGACACACCAGGGGTCTGGGTCAGGACCCGGCTGACGACGTTCCCGGTGCCGAAGATGATCTGCCCGGACTGTCGCAACGTCCTGGAGCCGCACCTGGTGGACACCGGCTTCCTGCTGCCGGTGTGGCTGATGCGCTGTGCCTTGGAGGGCACCTACTGGGAGCACCGGAGCATCGCATGAGCGGCCTGCTGCCGGTCCTGCGGAACCCGTCCATCCCGGACGTGGCCAAGACCCTGCTGACCTACGTACATCTGTCTGGCCAGTCACAGTGGAGCAACACTGACCTGGCGCTGGACCTGGGATGGAACAGCCAGCGTGTGGGGTACGCGGTTCGCCTCCTGCTGAATGCGGACTCGACGCTGGTGGACCGGGATCGGGTGCCGGTCATGGGCGGATGGACCACGGTCTACACGTTCAGACCACTGCAGTGAGGCAGCCGTCCCGGTTCTTCGAGCGGGCCACTCAATCGGGTTGGTTGGCTGTGGCACGGGACTACAACATCCCAGCGTGGTATCGGGTACACGCTCTGGCTCGGGCGTTCCGTCCGTACAACGGGAGCGAGGTGAGGTTCGAGCCGAACGAGATGTGCTCTCTCCTGCGAACAGTGAACCGTTCGACGGGGGAGGAGAAGCCGATGGCCAGGCAGAACCTGGGTCGCTCAATCAGACAGGCGGTGGCTCTGGGCTACCTGCTGGAGGGGTCTTCAACGCGGTTGCTGCTGATCCCTAGCATGTTCATCCTCACAGACACCCCCAGTGGGTCACCGTCGATACAGCGGGGGTCTGTGAAGCCCGTGTCATCAGATCTGATGCCAAATGTAATCAGATCTGATGACAGCGCAGGCCCCTGACCTGCGGAAACGTGAATCCCCTCTTGAATCTGTTCTTAGAGGGCCAGTCCATCAGTACTAATCGCAACACGGAGGAGCAACCATGAAGACGCTACGACCGGGGCCTGAGCCCCAGCGAGCGACCTGGATCCTTGAGAAAGGTGACTCGATCAGGAACGACGGGGACTGTGACCTCTACGTCCAGGTCACCCCTGAGCACCGGTACACCGTGACTCCGGCCCCGGTGCAGGAGCCCACGAACATCGGTGCTGTCGTGGCGGTGGGAAAGAGTCGGTTCACTCGCTTCGACTGCGACCTGCCCGGCTCCGAGTCGTGGGCTCCGGAGGACTCGTCAGGCTGGCACACCTGGCATGAGATCGTCGCCAAGGGCACCGTCGAGGTCCTGTCTGAGGGGGTCAGCACATGACGGAGCACCTGCACTACGACGAGCACGGTGTTCGTGTCGAGCCAGGTCCACCGTGCGAGCAGGACAGGATCGTCCAGGAGGCGCTGGTCCAGCAGCAGCGCAACATCCGGCAGTACCAGGAGGACACGATCAACTACGTCAGGAGAACAGCCAGTGTCTGAAGTCCTGGAGATATTCAGGAGAAACGGCAACCGGCACACACTGCACTACGACGAGGAGGACCGGCACCTGGTGGAGGCACACAGGTGGTACGTCGCGGTCCAGGCTCACACTTGCTACGCCGTGTACTCCCAACCCGGCACCGGTGGTCGGGTCAAGGTCAGGCTCCACCAGTTGATCGTCCCGGGCTGCCCACAGGTAGATCACGTCAACGGCAACGGGCTCGACAACCGTCGCGCCAACCTGCGACCGGCGACTCATCAGCAGAACATGCGGAACAAGCGCACCCAGGCGAGGAGTGAGGCTGGCTACAAAGGTGTGTTCTCCGACGGCAACGGCAGGTGGAGGGCACGCATCTTCTGCAACGGACAGCGATTCAACCTAGGTTCCTACGACACCCCAGAGGAGGCCGCGTTGATCTACAACGCAGCAGCAGAGAAGCACTTCGGAGAGTTCGCCTACCTGAATGTGGTGCCAGCATGAGCGAGGCATTCCTCAGACTGTGCGACAGCCTCGACTCGCACGGTTCCAAGAGCAGTGGACGCAAGCAGAACCACGTCATGTACCAGTGCCCTGCACACCCTGACGTGAACCCCAGTCTCGGCGTTGACGACGCGGGAGACCGAGTGCTGGTCCGTTGCTACGCCGGATGCCAACCCGACGAGGTGCTCTCCGAGTTGGGCCTGGAGTTCAAGGACCTGTTCGACACGGAGGAGCCAGCCAAGGACAAGCCAGTCCTGGTCCGCTCCTACCTCTACGAGTACTCGAACGGGTCCCCGGCGTACTGGAAGGACCGTCTGTATCCCAAGACGTTCCGCCTCCGCCTGCCGGGCACCGAGCCTGGCGACGTGACGGGGCTGAAGGGCAGGGAGCACATCCTCTACCACGCACCGAAGGTGTGGCAGGCGATGAAGGCAGGGGACGCGACGGTCTGGCTGGTCGACGGGGAGAAGGATGTCGAGTCGCTGGAGCGGGCCGGTGCTGTCGCCACCTGTGCGTCCGGTGGTGCCGGAGCGAAGTGGTCCGAGAAGTACTCCACGTTCCTGAAGGGAGCGAAGGAGGTCGTCATCGTCGCGGACCAGGACAAGGCGAAGCCGGACGGCACCCTCGGGGTCGGGCAGCAGTACGCCCAGGATGCACGCGCTGGGCTCCGGTCCCTCGGGGTCAAGGTCAGGATCGTGGCACCGAAGGCAGGCAAGGACGCGACGGACCACCTGGACGCTGGGTTCGGGCTGGACGAGTTCGTGCCTGAGCCGACGGCGTTCACCCGGCCACGCGGCAAGACCGCTGAGGCGCTGATGCGGGTGGAGTTCGAGCCGCTCATGTTCGCGGTCCACGACCTGCTACCAGCGGGCCTGGCGATCATGGCTGGGTCACCGAAGGCGGGCAAGGCGCTCGCACTGGACACGCCTCTCCTCACCACGGATGGGTGGACCACGATGGGTGACATCAAGGTGGGCCAGTTCGTCTACGCCATGGACGGCACGCCCACCGAAGTGCTCGACGCGACCGAGGTGCAGTACGACCACGACTGCTACCGGGTGACCACCCGTTCCGGTGCCTCAGTAGTGGCAGACGCTGACCACTTGTGGCTGGCGGTGCAGCGCAAGACAGAGAAGGTCGTGACCACCACCGAGTTGGCGGCTGGCCACAACGGACGGCGGTGGCTCCTGCCTGTGACGGAGCCGGTCCAGTCACCCGATATCCCCCTGCCGCTGGACCCCTGGCTGCTCGGCTACTGGCTGGGCAACGGCACCAAGGTCAACGGGTCCATCTCGTTCAACGATGCGGACCACGACGAACTGGTGGACCACATCAAGGCGAGCGGGTTCGAGGTGGGGTACGACCGTGGCACGGGGACGCTCAATGTCCTCGGGCTGATGGTTCTGCTGCGGGACATGGGTGTCCTCGGAACCAGGGCGATCCCCCCGGAGTATCTGGTGGCGGGTACGTACCAGCGTACGGCTCTGCTGGACGGCTTGTGTGACTCAGACGGCCACTGCACCACCCGGCCCAACGGGTCAGGTGTGGTCGAGTTCTCCAGCACCACAGAGAGTCTCGCTCAGGCCGTGCTGTACCTGGCCCGCTCGCTCGGCTACAAGGCAACGCTGAACGAGGGCACTGCCGCCCTCAACGGCGTGGACATGGGTCCGAAGTACCGCGTCTGCTTCACCGCCTCGCAAGAGCGTGCACCTGTGACGTTCTCCCGCCGACTCGCGGCACTCCCAGTCAGGGAACCTGCGATCCGCAGTGGACGTGATGCGGTGGAGTCGGTCGTGCCAGTGGAGTCGGTCCCGGTGCGGTGCATCATGGTCGCGCATCCGACCCGGACGTACCTTGCGGGTCGGGACCTGATGGTCACGCACAACACGTGGCTGGCGCTCGACTGCTCCCTCGCTGTGGCCGCAGGCGGGCGAGCCTTGGGGGGTAGGAGCGTCACGCAGGGGTCGGTCCTACACCTGGCCCGGGAGGACAACTACAGGCGCTTACAGAGCCGCCTGTCGCTTCTGATGGGTGGAGAGGAGGCCCCGAAGGCTCTGGAGTTGGTCCCGGTGGAGGAGGACTGGCTCGGTGGGGAGGAGGGACTCGCCAACATGACGGAGTGGGCGGAGGAGGTCGGTGACCCTCGACTGGTGGTGATCGACACGCTCGCCAAGGTGGAGCCCGACATGGGTGAGGACAGGAGAGGAGGCGCGTACACCGGGAACTACTCGATGATGGCCCGCTACAAGGTGTGGGCCGAGTTGCACAACTGCTGTGTGCTGATGATCCACCACGACAACAAGACGAAGATCGAGGAGGGGTCGGATCCGTTCTCCCGGATCAGTGGGACGAGGGGGCTGACTGGTGCAGCGGACACGCTGCTGTTCCTGGAGTCCAAGCGGAAGGGCAGCGTGGAGCCTGGCGACCCGGACGGTCTGCTGCATGTGACTGGTCGGGACGTGGCTGAGGACACCATCGAGTTGCGGAAGTCGGGTCCGATCTGGACCTTGCTGTGAGCCACACCCAGTTCGCCTAGTGCAAGTAAGTGTGGTAGAATAGAGGTAACGCAGGACACACATGCCCAAGGCAGGGCACCCGGCATCAGTACTAATCACCGAGCAACCAATTCGAAAGGCAGAGACATGACCGAGCAGGACTACACCCGGGCAAACAGTGAGCACCTGGAGCCCACCACTTACAGGACCAACCTGGGTGTCACCACCACCACCAAGAAGATCCTGCACAACACCATCACCGGCCAGTATCACTGCGCGTTCTGCGACTACGTGGCCGACAAGCCGGGCAGAGTCGGACCACACCTTTCCAAGCACAGAACCTCGCCCCGCAAGCGCCCCTCCAACACCAAGCCCGCCGTCAGCCGTCTCGACCAGATCCAGGCCCTCCTCGATGAGGCCCGTGCTGAGGTCGCCGCTCAGCCGAGCGAAGCCAAGGTCGACGCCTCCTGGAAGCAGCGTGCTCTCGCTGCTGAGCGTCGGCTCGCCACCCTGAAGCGAGCCCTGGGGGCCTGACCTGAGCAAGGGCAACCCGATCCCGACGAAGGCGAGGGAGACGGTCAAGCAGAGAGACGACGGTCGGTGCATCAGGTGTGCCGGGCGGGGCGCAGCATGGCATCACCGCAGAGGCAGGTCAGTGGCCGACGGTCACACCCACTGTCCCTGCAACGGCGTCTGGCTGTGCACCACCTGTCACACCTGGGCACACGACCAGCCCTTCGCTGCCCGACCGTTGGGGTACATCGTGCTCCGGCACGTAGCAGAACCAGGAGCAGTCCCCATCACGGCGTACTACGGGACCGTCACGCTCCTGTGCAACGGCAAGCCAGCCACCTACATCGAGTGAGAGGAGAGCAGATGCCTTGGGTGGAGGACACCACCGAGTTGGACCTTCGGACGGCGGAGCAGGAGGCCGAGATGGAGGCGAGGTACCGGGTCTACTGCAGGGAGTTCAGCCTGGACCCGGAGGACACCGAGAGCATGGTCGACTACGAGCGGGACTACCGCTGGTGGGTGAAGGACGCCTACCAGTGAAGGGCGACCGCATGTTCGCCATCGTGGTGCTACTCATCATCTCTGCGATGGTCATCTTCGTCGTCTGGGCCATCGGTACCAGCAGCAAGCGACGTGAGGAGTGCGAGCAGCAAGGTGGCGTGATGGTGCGCACCGGAGACAACCGGGTGTGCATCAAGGCAGAAGTGATCGACCTCGACTGAGAACTGTCGGTGGGTCCTGATCTGATTAGTACTAACCAAGCAACCAACAACAGGAGCAACCATGAGCACAGCACAGATGACCCGCAACGCAACACTGGACGACCTCGTGCACATCCTCCGGGAGCAGCACGGCCGGAAGGTCGACGTGGTGGCGAACGCCGACGCCATCTCCGCCCGAGACGGTCGGCTCGTGATCGTCGGCACCGAGCCGCTACTGACCGAGGACGGAGTGACCACCACCGACGGTATGTACCTGCCGACCCTCGTGTGTGACGAGGGGATCTCCCAGAAGTTGGGCATCCCCCTCGCCTACGTCCGGCGCATGAGGGCCGAGCGCCCCGACCTGTGGGACGCCAACGTGAACGGCTGGCTCCACGGTGACCACACCGGCGAGAGCCGTGACACCCGCTCGTTCCTCGTCCGCTGCTTCAAGGCCGATGGAGTCGGGGGCCACGGCATCGCCCGGGCCTTCCTGTCCGACCGCTACAAGATGGTCGACAACCTCGACGTGCTCATGTCCTCGCTGGAGGGGATCAGCGAGGCCGGGGTCCAGGTGGACATCACCTCCTGCGACCTCACCGACCGGCGCATGTACGTCAAGGTCGCGGCCCCGGAGGTCGCAGCCATCGCCCCGACGCTGCTCCGTGGCTACCGCTCGCCCTTCACCGGTGCGTCAGGTGACGAGAACCCCACCGTGTGGGCCGGGTTCGTCATCAGCAATAGCGAGGTCGGTGCCGGTGCCACAGCGATCACCCCGCAGGTGATCGTCCAGGTGTGCAAGAACGGCATGACGGTGAAGAAGGACGCCATGCGTGCGGTCCACCTCGGTGGGCAGATGGACGAGGGTGTCGTGGACTGGTCGAGCGACACGGTGGACAAGGCCCTGGCGCTCATCAAGGCCAAGACCCGGGACGCCGTGCGGACCTTCCTCTCGCCGGAGTACCTGACCAAGACGGTCGAGTCGCTGGAGGAGCGTGCCGCTCAGCCGGTGGACAACGTGGACGCCGTGAAGCGGGTCGTCAAGCCGCTGTCCTACTCGCAGGCCCAGATGGACGGCATCCTCGGCCGGTTCGTGCAGGGTGGTCAGATGACGTTGGCCGGAGTGGCGAACGCGATCACCGCTCACGCGCAGGACATCTCGGACGCCGACGTGGCGCACGAGATGGAGGCGCAGGCTGTGGGACTGCTGGTGTGACCTGCCCGGACTGCAACCGGCCCTTGTGGGGTCCGCGTCGGGCAGCGTGGGACTGGCTCGCTCGACGCGGGTGGCTCAGCCACCTGGTGGAGCGAGTCTGAGAGTGAGGCCGGACAGCCAGGTAAGAACCAGCGATGGCACGGGGCTGACGCCGTGTACCTGTACGACTTCGCTGGTCGCCTCAGTCCCGGTAGTACGCAGAGGAGGTGGCGTCCAGTCTGTCCCCCCAACGGATTGGACGCCCCCTCCGCTCGTTCTCCCTCCGGCTGTAGGCGAGGGCTCGCTTCATGGCGAACGGTCCTTGCCTCACGGCCTGCTCCATCTGGCGCTTGAGCCGTGCGTCGAAGTAGGCGGCGGCGAAGGCGTCGTCCAACTCCTTGGCCACCTGTTCCTTGACCCCGCCGAGCCAGACCAGGCGGGCGATGGGGTCGGTTGGGGCGTCGTCCAGGCTGAGGATGCTCATGCAGAACAGACTAGCCTTTGCTCCCACATAGGAGTAAACTAGCCGTTATTCCATTAGTACTGATGACAGGAGAAGTCATGCCACTCACCCCCGAACAGCGGGCCTACCTGATGAACCCCCTACGTGGAGCGCGAGTCGTCCACCGCAGCCAGGGCGGGAAGCAGTTGTCCTACCTCGCAGCGTGGGACGTGAAGGCCCACCTCATCCGGATCTTCGGGTTCGGGAACTGGGACTCCGAGACGCTGGAGTCGGAGTACCTGTTCACCCGGGAGTACGAGTCCAGCACCAAGACCCCCATGGTGGAGGTCGGCTACAAGGCCACCGTCCGGCTCACCGTCCGCGACAAGGACGGGCAGGTCATCTCCACCCAGTCCGAGGGTGCTGTCGGCTCAGCGTCCGGCCCGGCGTCCATGCTGGGCGACCACCACGACAACGCCCTCAAGACCGCAGCATCCGACGCGCTGAAGCGGTGCGCCATCAACTGGGGCACCCAGTTCGGCCTCTCCCTCTACGACGACGGGACCACCACCGATGTGGTCAAGGGTGGGCCTGGGATCGCCATGTACGACGACGCTCCTGTGGAGGACCCGGGGCCGGACCTCACCCCCGAGCAGGAGGAGCGGCTCAAGGCGGTCCTGGGGGCAACTCCGGTGGAGTCGTGAGAGCACTGGTTGCCGCCTGGGTGCTGGCCCTGGCGGCGACCGTCCTCACCGTCACGCCAGCGGAGGCCGCAGCGCCGTACATCTACACCGTCCGGCAGGGCTACGACCTGGGGGCTGTCCGAGGGGCCTACAACGCCCGACCGGGCAAGATTCAGGACTACCGTGAGGTGGTGGTCTGGGACCGGGAGTGCGACTCCCATGCCGTCTACGCCATCGCCAACTTCTGGTGGAGGACACGCGGCATCACGACCACCGAGAAGATCCCCGACCGCAACGGCTGCGCCGACGGTCCGGGCGTACTGCAGGGCAGGCAGTTCGCTCTGCACATCAGAGGCTTCAAGTTGTGTGAGTACGTGGACGAGAAGCGGGTCACGTCTTGCTCAGCATGGAGAAAGGTCTACCGCACACGCGGCTAGGCACCGGCAACACCAACACTGGGAGCAACCATGAACAAAGCAAGACTGGCGGTGGCGGTGGCAACAGCCATCACCATGTGCCTCACCGGGCTGGCACTCAGCCCACGGTCCTTCGCATCCACACCCAGCAGCACCGTGGCGATGAAGGCCGGAGGCCCGCACTCGAAGTTGATCTCGTCCAGCGACTACGTGATCGTGAAGAACAAGGTCAAGCATGAGGCCGACATCCTCTACCGCATGAAGTGGCGCGACGGCAGACCGCCGATGACCCACTGGGCGAAGACCGCCTCCCTGCTCGTCACGACCGACGTGCTCCGACAGAAGACCCAACTGTGCAACGCCCTCGACCCGTACGAGGGGTCGACGTACCGGCTCTACATCTGGTCGCCGGTGACCGGGCGCAACTGGTCCTCACCCCCGTGGCGGATCGGCTGCCAGCACGACACGAAGGGCAGCATGATCAAGGGCCTGTCGCATGTCCCCCGGTTCTTCTACCGGGACTGCACCTCCTCACGCTGGAAGGTGACGGTGCAGGAGCACTGGTCCCACTTCATCCCCGACCGCTTCGCCACGATGTCTGGCAAGTTGCTGGGAGTGCGGGCCGCGCACACTTGCTACTCGTTCCGCAAGTGAGCCATGAGTGACAAGAAGTGCAAGCGGAGGGGGCATCTCTGGGTGCCCCCTCCCGGGCACTCCTCCAGGCACATCACGTTTCGGGTGTGCGAACGCTGCGGCAAGATCGGCTGGCTGATCCAGTCCGACCATTAGTACTGATGACAGGAGAGCAACCATGAGCAACCCCATCACTCCCTACGCCGGGACCTCCGGCCACTCCGGTGTCGACACCAGCGAGGAGCGAGCCCGTACCTCCGACAGCGACGGCACCACCTCACGGCTGCAGCGCATGTGCCTGGACGCCCTAGCGATGGCCGGGGTGCACGGTCGAGCATCGTGGGAGATCGAGGCCGACACAGGGGAGCACCACGGCAAGGTGTCCGGTGCCCTCTCCGTCCTCCACAAGACCGGCAAGATCGCCTGCCTGGTCGAGCGTCGGGGCAGAGCCCACCCGTACGTCCTCCCGGAGCATGTGAACAACAGGGAGACCCGCCCCCACGGCGGCAAGCGTGCGACTCCGAAGGTCGACCGGCTGGCCGATCTGGAGGAGCGGTACACCAGGGCCATCGGCCACCTGAAGGAGGTGCAGACCGGCAGCCCGGTGTACAGCCGCGACTACATCCGACTGGGCGGCAAGATCGAGGGCATGAAGTTGGCCCTCGGCTACCTCCAGTCCGTGAACCGGAGCACCGTCGGGGACACAACCGAAGGAGCCGAAACATGAGCCGCTGGCTACATGACTGGTACGTGACCATCCGCTACGGATCACGCTTCACACAGGCAGGGCGGCGACTGCGGGCAAGCCTTGCCGACCCCAACCCTGAGTACATCGAGGTCGAGCGACCTGGGTCCGACCGGTGACCGGCCCGGACCTGACCCCCGAGCAGCGGGAGACGCAAGAGCGGATTGCGAAGGTTCTGTACGAGGCCCGCCTCGCGCACGACGACACGGTGATGAACGCGGCCGATCCTCCAGGGTCGCCCAGCCGTTACACGGACTGGTGGTGCAAGTGCGGCCACCCAATCGGCCCGTACGACGACGGCATGGACGATAGGTGGGAGCGGCACATCGCGGAGGTGCAGGCCGGGGCCGCGGCGCGGATGGTCGCGGAGGCTGAGCAGCGGGGCGCGGCGCGAGTCGCGGCAGCGGTAAAGGAGTGGCTGCCCGGACTTGACCCGGTGGCGCAGAGCGTCATCCGCGCTGCGTTGACCCAGGCCGCACCCACGGAGAAGCCCTAGACCTGTGCCCGGGGAGTCAACACGGTCCCGCACAGTTGGATCATCGCCGTGAAGGTGCACCGCCCACGGCGTTGGACTTGACCTTCAAGCAGGTCCAGCGTCAGACATGAGCCACGTTCCTAGCGGGTCCTATCCGTGGCTTGGTGCACCTGCTCCCCGGCGCACACCCCATCAGTACTAATGACAGGAGATCGACATGAACCGCATGAAGTACGCGCTCAGGTACTACCCGGCCACCATCCTTCTCGTAGCACTCATCCTGCTGGTGCTCCTTCCCGTTCTCATCAGTCTCGTTGCTGAGGAGCGGAACTGTCGGAGCCGTGGTGGAGAGTACGTGCGAGGAGTCATCTGGTTCCAGTGCGTAGGAGAGAAGCGATGAACAGCATCATCATCATCACGCTCTACGTGATCGGCTTCAAGGACGAGGCATGAACACGGCAGAGCAGGAGTTGGCTGACGCTATCTACGGTGCAGTCCAGCACTTCACCAATCACACCGCCCGCAGCCTCCAGTCCTCCGCCTTCCAGGTGGGGGTGTCCGATCTCGGGTTCTGCTCCGAACGGACCCGCAGGATGCTGGAGCAGCAGATCCCCGACGACACCGACATGCTGCCCGCGTTCATCGGCACCGCCATCGGTGACTACGTGGAGAAGGCCATCGTGGAGTCACTGTGGCCGGACGCCATCACCCAGGCCGAGGTCGCCGTCACGCTCACCGGCTCCCGGGGGATGACGTTCACCATCGGCGGTCACCCCGACGTGATCCTTCGGGACAAGGGACTGGTGATCGACGTGAAGACCGCGTTCGGTCTCACCTACGTCGAGAAGGACGGCCCCGACCAGCAGAAGCAGTTCCAGCGCCACCTGTACGCGCTCGCCGCCCACCAGCAGGGCATGTTCGGTGACCGCCCCCTCTCCGACATCAAGGTGGCGAACGTCTGGTTCGACCGTGGCGGGGTGGACCGTCGGGCGCACCTCCAGATGGAGCCCTTCAACATGGAGTGGGTGGAGGCCGCGACGGAGTGGATTGACGACGTGGTGTACGCCTGGGTCCACGGTGAGGAGGCCCGCAAGGAGCCACCCCGGGCGATGTGCGCGAAGGCGTGCGGGTTCTTCCGCACCTGCCGGGCGTTCGACACCGACGTGGAGGGTCTGCTCACCATGCCGGAGCACCTGGCCGGGATCGAGATGTACCTCGACGGTGCCGCTCAGGAGAAGGCAGGCAAGCGGCTGAAGGACGAGGCCAAGGTCCTCCTGAAGGACGTGCAGGGGTCCACCGGCAGGCACCAACTGCGGTGGACGTGGAAGAACACCAGGAACGGTGGCGGCTACTGGGCCATCGACATCACCGAGATCCCGCAGAGAGTGGTGACGGCATGAGCATCACGCCGATCCAGCAGGTCGTCGTCTGGACCGCCGCTACCAGGGGCAGCCACGATCACGGAGCCCGCTGCTTCTGCGTCTCCACCCACCGCCCCGGTGTCCTGGAGCACGAGTGGCACCACATCCTCCCCCTCGCCATGGGAGGAGAGGACACCAAGGCTGGCGTGCTGGGACGGAACGGTGTCTGGCTCTGCCCCACCGCCCACACCAACGTCCACGAGATGCTCCGCTACATGCTGAAGCACGGCCCGATTACCTGGGGGGACGTGGGCGCGATCTGGGATGAGCCCAACCGGTACGCACTGCGGATCGCGGTCGACGGCTACTTCCGCTTCAAGGCTCAGGCAGTGGAGCATCTGTCGAATGACTGAAGACGACTCGTGGAAAGCCTTCGCTCACGAGCGTGAGGAGTTAGCGCAGCACCTCAGAGACACCAAAGGTGCAGGGCCTGCAGTGACCATCTTCGCTACGGTGGAGACTGTGAGGCTCTGCACCGTCTGCGACGGCCCTATCACCAGGTGCACCGTATGCGGGCACCACCACTGTGACGACGACACCTGCCCGGGAATGCCCGTGCAGTGCGCACTGGAGGAATGATGAGCAACCACATCTTCACCTACTTCGAGGTCAGCAACATGACCCCGACCCGGCACTACGCACGCTGCACCTGCGGCCACGTCACCGACAGGCACGTCCAGAAGCAGGTGGTCGAGGACGAGACCATGAAGCACCTGGAGTACATCGAGCGGGTGAAGGCCCACCTCGGGACACGCAACCCCAGTCTGAAGTCCCAGCGGGACTACTACCGCGACCAGGCCGAGAACGGGACACCGGAACTGCGGCGGCTGTGGAAGCAGTTGGCCGACGAGTTGAGCGACCGACTGGGGGACAATGCACCCAAGTGGGAACAGCCCCCGCTGATCGACCTGGATTAGTACTAATGAGGAGCCACCATGGCACGCATCGCCCGCGCTGCAATCGTCCTAGCCGAGCAGGTCCAGGAGTTGAAGCCCCGCACCACCTGGACCGAAGTCGGTGAGCCCGACGGTCTCGGGGTCTACCGGACCGTCCGGTTCAGCAAGCGCACCGGAGGCTGGCTGAGGCTCCTGCTGGAGCAGATCCGAGACCCGCGCATCCAGTCCATGGAGGAGACCGGTGACGGGCTCCTGGTGACGTTCATCCCCGGCCCGAAAGCGGACTACCGGGACGAGTTCCCACTCACCGACGCGGAGACGGTCCTTGCCGCTCCATCGCCTTCAAGCGACTGATCGCACACCGGGTCAACGGTGCCTGACTGGTGAACCCGTCAGCCTCACATGATGCGATGGCGACGTTGATCCGCAGGGTGCCCGACCCGATGCCGGTGACCACCTTCGCCGTCCGCTGCGCGTTCGCCTTGAAGCACACCCCACCCGCTGTGGTGCAGTCCTCGATCCGCTGAGTGCCCCGCTTCACCTCACTGAGGATCACCGCCTCGCGCTCCGCCTGAGCCACCAGGTAGGCCCTCGCCGCCACCGCCTGCTCGTTCGACTCGATCAGTGCAGCGATGGAGTACGCCTGAGAGAGCACCAGGATCGACACCAGGAACCCGATCAGCGCCCAAGCGCCGTTCTTGATGTTGTTCCCGATGTAGCCCGGGATCTTCAGCAGCCGCTTAGGCACCTCGCCTCTCCTCCCTCAAGATGTCAGCGAGCAGACTGGTGGACTCCTTGATGAGGTCCCTCATGTCAGTGATCGCACCCGTCTCCTTCTCCCAGTGCTGGATCGCGTCACGGTGGTGATGCTCCAGTACCTCACTGAGCGCCTCCCAATGCACCTCACCGGTGATGGTCTGCGTGAGGGTGCGGAGAGAGGACTTCAACTCCACGTTCTCGGCCTTCAGAGTGAGGTTCGAGGACTCCAGGTCTGTCACCCGGAGACGGAGGTCGGCGTTCGCGCTGCGGAGTCCCTGGACGTTCCCCCAGATGACGGCAGCGAGCATCGCCGCCACCGTGGCGATGAGGCCGAACACCCCGAGTAGGATGCCTGAGATATCCAGGTCCATGAGTGGCCCTCCCAGGCGTCGTCAGTACAGCAAGGCTCTCACGGTAGCCTGGATGGCCGTGTTTCCTCGTACCGTTCCCGCTACATTCCAGGCTGTGCCTCGAACGAAAGTGGTCCCCGACGACACCATGGGGAGCCACACCTGAGCCGCTCCGGATGGCTGCACAGGGATGATCGAGCACTCCAGGACACCGGCCCGGCCTGTCAGTTCAGCGGCAGAGACGGCGGTGAACGTGCCGTCTGCGGCGGTGGTGAGGCTGATCTGCTTGACCAAGGTGGTCACTGGTCCACCGGCGTACGCGCCAGACAGGGACATAAACTGGGCGCCGTTCGCCACAGCCAGGTTGCCTGCTGTCACCAGCGGAGCCCACGCGGTCCCGGTCCAGTAGTCGATCCGACCCGGTGCGTCGTCCAGCATCGACAGCGTGTTCAGCACAGGAGCAGGAGTGGCAGCGTTCCGGGCAGTGGCGGTGGTGAACTTCCGGATGATGCGCTGCACACCGGCATCGTTCAGTCCCAGCCCCGCAGTGGTCGTCTCCAGGTAGCGGGCGGCGTTCTCACGCACCTGCAGGGGCGCACCCGCCGACCCGTCACCGGTCAGTGAGTTGTCGACCAGGAGAGTTCCCCCGCCCCCACCGCCGCTCACCTGGGAGGCGATCCACCGGCTGTTTGCGGCATCCCAGGTGAGGGAGTAGCCGTTCTGACGAGCGGAGGTGTCGACATTGGGGATGTCGTCCAGAGTGGCGGTGTCCCGGTAGTTGACGCTGAGCCTCCACGGGGCCTCCAGCGTCCCCTGGCCGGTCAGGGTGAGGTCGAAGACCGGGTTGTCCTCAACGCTCAGGACGATCTCGTTGGAGAGGATGTACGGGTCCTGTGAGGAGCCCACCCCGCTGATCTTGATCCCTCGTCCGGCGTCGATCCTGCAGGCGCAGGTTCCTGTGCCTCCGCAACACCTAACGATTGGACTCACCTCCGAGTAAAGTTGCCATGTGAACTCCTCCGAGATGTATCAGGTCCTGCTCGCCACTGCCGTGCGTCACGAGAACGGCTGCTTGATCGCCACGAAGGGAAGTGTGAGTCGTGGGTATCTGAAGGTCTGGGCTGACGGCACCGGCCAGTGGGTGCACCGCCTGGTCATGTCCCAGATTCTTGGTCGTCCGCTCCTGCCAGGCCGAACAGAGTCCGTAGATCATGAGTGCCACAACCAGGACAAGACCTGCCAGGGTGACGAGACCTGCGTACACCGCTGCTGCATCGAGGAGAGCCACCTCGTTGTGCGCGATCAAACTGAGAACTGGCGGCGTGGCCGACAGGGTGTGCAAGCCAAGCGGCGAGCCAAGACCCACTGCCCCCGCAACCACCCCTACGAGAAGGGCAATCTCCGAACGCTGAAGTCGGGCGCACGGGCGTGCCTGATCTGCCACCGCGACCGCGAGAGGCGGCGAAGGGAAGGCTGAGCAGCGTGCCATCAGAGCCGCCCTCTCACGTCTTTGGCTGAAGCAGCCAAGGCCGCTTCAGGGTTGAGAGCAGACGCACCTTCATCGCGCACCACTCCTTGTCGATGGTCGAGTAACGACCACGGCCACCGTGTTCAAGCAGGTGCTGCGCGATCTCACGGGCAACCGCAGCCTGATCCTGCTTGCAGCGGAGATAGGGGTAGATGCCGTCGATGCAGGTAGCCAATTCCTGTCGACCAGAGATGGTGTGAATGAAGGCCGGGTTGCCCTTGTTGACGACTGGGTTGATGGTCCCACCGAACATGCCCTGTAGGTCGTCAAGCGGGTCGCGGATGCGCTGGCTCGTGACGAGCACGACGCGGACAGTCCCGGCAGGCGTGACTCCGGCGCTGAAGCAGCCCTCTCCGTCGATGAATCCTGCTGCCCATATGAGGTCTGTGTCCATAACTTCATCATAGACCCCTAACTAAGTTTTGATTAGCATGTTGACGGACACGAACGGGGACACGATGCTGAACGGCTGCCCGCCACCGGTGTTCGCTCCCACGACGTGGGTGTGGTCCCCAGCAGGCTCCACAGCAGCGTTCGATCCCCGGTCCCGGACCACCGTGCCGGTGGGGACGTTCGCCCCTGTGTCACCCACAGCGGTGGACAGGTCCAGGTCGTGTCGGTGGTTCCCCGCTGTGGACAGCGGGTGAGTGTGAGAGGGGACGTTGGTCGAGTCCAGAGTGGCGGTTGCTGAACCGCCCGTGGTGCCGCGTGGTGCCGCGTTCGTGGGGCCTTGCAGGGTGCGCCCCTGGGCGGCTGGCAGGTTAAACGTGGTCGACCCGTCCCCAGCCCCGAAGTCCACCCCGATCACCGCGAACAGGTCCGCGTAGAGGGTGCGGCTCACGGCTGCACCGTTGCAGATCAGCCAGCCAGCGGGTGCCGTGGATCCGCCGTAGGCGACGATCTCCCCTACCAGGCGCTGTACTCCACCCCCGCCGTTGTCTCCGCCTTCGGCGCTCACCACGTACGGGTTTGAAGGTGAACCTGCGCCACTGATGGCGACACCGTTCCCTGCTACGAAGTTGCACCCGCACCTGTCGGAGGAGCACCCACATCTAGCGATGACAACCACTCCTCAAGTCAGGGCTCCCGACCATCAGTACTAATGGCCTGGCCGTCGTGCTCCCCCAGCCTAACCGAGACCGTTACAGCGCGAGGTGACCGAAGCCCAACTTGGCCATAGCAACGTAGTCGCTGAGTGCCGCCACTGACAGTGTGGCGTTGCCACCGGCGTCCCTGAACCCAGCGGTGTTCTCGCCCACCGGACTCCCGTCACCCCGGCAGTTCCGGTAGATGTTCCCGGAGATGTCCCCACCGTCGGTGAGGTTCGACGGGTCACCTGAGTCGATGAGGACCAGGTTCTCCCAGATGGTGTTCCGGCCACCGTTGGAGCACTGGCCGTTCGACGGTCCCTGACCGTTCCTCAGTGTGCACTTTCGGATCGTGATGCCACCGATGGTGGCGGCACCGCTGGACGAGGAACCCAACTTGATGTTCCGGCCACGGGGAGCGTCCTCCACCAGGCAGTTCTCCACGAGACCGTTCTGATCGGCGGCGTACTCGTTGCCGGAGATGTAGAAGCAGTGGTCCTGCACGTTCGTGTGACCAGTGTTGAAGCCCGGGTTGTCATGCACCCACGAGTGGTGGAACCTCCAGTCGTGGACCTCCTGCCCCGGACGGACCAACGTGTAGCACCCGTTCGGGCCAGGCATCCAGCAGCGGGAGTAGCCCCAGTCCCCAGATCCACCGTCCAACTTCAGCATGTGGTCGCCAGCCACCACATCGGTCTTGTAGGCGATGTCGAGACCCCACACCGACCAGCCGGTGCCGGAGTCCCTGCCGATGCGGAAGGTGCCGTCGATGATGGGACGCTTCCCGGCAGCAGCGCGGATCTTCACGTTCGGCGCCAGGTTGACATCGACCTTCTCAACCTTGGTCGCGTCGAAGTCCAAGATCAGCGTCTGCCCGGAGGTGAGCGACGTGAGGGCGGCGTCCAGGCTGGTGGACCCGTTCCAGAACTTCGCTCCAGCGGGCACCTCGTACTGCGGGACATGCCAGTACGTGTTCGGGTCCAGGTGGCCGGGGTTGCCGCCACCACTGGTGGGTGTGACGGTGTTCGAGGTGACGGCGGCACTGGTGCCGATGACGTTCCGTGCCCGGACGGTGAACGAGACCGGTACGCCAGCGGCGAGACCGGTGGCCGTGAAGGCGGTGGCGCTCGCAGTGGCAGTGCCGCTGTTCCCTCCGGTGTACGTGATGTCGTAGCCGGTGATCGGGCTGTTGCCGTTGGAGGAAGGAGCGGCCCAGGTGAGGGTGGCAGAAGTGACACCCGCTACGGCATTCACCGAGAGGGGAACGGTGGGTGGGGTCTGTACGACCACGTTCTCGGGGACTACGAGGTCAGAACCGGTCAGTTGCCAGGTGGAGGTAGCGACCTTTCGGAGCAGTCCCCCACCGAACCGGACGGAAGTCTTGGTCTTCCCGCCAGGCGCACCGAGGGTCCCTCCCGTAGCGGCCACGAAGGTGACCGCGCCCGTGCCCCAGTTCACGTAGGGCACCTCACTCCCGCGACTGATGACAGTGCTGCCGACATCCGCCGGGACAGTGACGGTGATGTCGATCGAGGTGTTGAAGAACAGCACTGTGTCGGTGGTGACATCGCTGACGGTCACTGTGTAGTTCCCAGCGATCGTCTTCATGTTCGGGATGCGGTTCGCCTTGTTGGCCAGAGCGTCCGCGATCTTCTGCTCCAGAACGGCGTCGGTGACTAGACGCTTGCTGTCGTCGGCAATAACCATGCCTTGCTCCGTTCGTACAGAGTGCAGTACCCGTCAGCACCGACCCACGTTTGGTCTTCTCAGCGTAACCGAAGAACGCTCAACCCCAGGCCCCGAAGACGCGCAATCCGCCCACCAGGGTGAACCGCCGAGTGCGCTGCAGAGGAGGGTTGCTGGTCCCCCGGTAGTCCCACACCGTCTGGATCCCGAAGCCCTCGATCTGGCTCAGTGACTGCCCGATCCACCACAGAGTGGAGTCAGGCGAATGCAGCGCACCGGGCTGGGAGTAGAAGAACCCGTTGAACTCCGTCTCCGGTCCCGACCAGTCCATGATCCGCACCGCGTGAGGCGCAATCCCCGGCCCGAGGAGATCGCTGGCGTGACGCACAGTGGGACGGCGCTCCTCCCGCATCATGCGCTTCTCCTGGCGAGCGAACCACTCACCTGCACTGGTGACAGCAGGCTGGTTCGATGTCGGCCCGGCCATCAGTCCTCCTCCTGGTTCTCAGCATCAGGGTCAGCCCCAGCGTTCGGTGCCGGTGACATGGTGACCGTGATCTTCTCGCCACCCTTGTCCTGCGTCACCTCCATCACGTCCAACTTCTGCCACTGAGCCACATCCCTGATGGTGCCTGTCGCCCGCACCGGCACCCAGACGCCAGGGATCAGCCGGTTGATGTCGACGTTCGTGTCCGGGTGTAGAGCGGAGTTGTCGGGGACCCGGACGTGCAGTGGAGCCGGGTACCGGGCCGCGATCCCCCGGACAGCCTGCAGCCGCAGCGTGGCCTCCAACTCCTCCCGGGCAGCCGCCGTCAGCACCTCGGTGGCCCCACCCTCGGTCTCCCCGTACGCGGACACCAGGATCTCTACCAGGCCGTACGGTCCGAAGTCCCGGTTCGCTGCACCGTAGATCCCGTTGTTGTTGGTCACCGCGTAGCCGGTCGCCAACTGCATCCCGTACTCGGTGACGATGGGTGGGTCCGAGAAGTTCTCGTCCCTCATCTCCGGGAGCCGACCGAGCGGACGGTGCGTGTCCCAGAAGATCATCCGTCGACCCACAGCCGTGTAGTCCAGGCCCGCTGTAGCAGCGAGGTCGTCTATCTCCTCCCATGCAGTTCGGGAGTAGTCGGGAACGATCCTCGACTGCCCCGCGTCGTCCGGGAACTCCAGCGTGGTGAGGTACGGCAGCACGTTCGGGTCGTCCGGTGCCAGAGCGTTCATCGTGATCCGGCTGGCCCGCTCCACCACCGATTTCCTGCCGACCCTCTGGCCGTTCACCATCCGGTAGGAGTCGTTGTACCCCTGTCGCATGATCCTGCGGTACAGGTAGTTGAAGACATCCTTGGCTTCGATCTCGACGTTCCCCTGCTGGCCCTGGATGCGGCTGATCGGTCCTTCCCACACCCGTACACCGTCACGGAACACCACCAACTCGTGAGCCCACGTCCTGGTGCGCGACAGAAGGTCGCCGCAGTCGCTGTCGAATCCATTAGTACTGATGAGGCAGGAGGAGATGTCGTCCCGCTTTCGCCCCCACCTGATGCTGGCCAGAGGGGTGATCTCCCCCCGCAGGTAACGGCCTCCACGGTCGTAGATGAACACCCTGTTGTTGCCGCAGCCCAGAGACTCCTGGACGGTGGTGAACTCAGGGAACACTGGCTCCGCGACAGACACCCCGGGGGTTCGGATGCCCCAGAAGAACGCGGAGTCCGACCAGTCCGATGCCTCAGGGGTGGATGAGTCGTAGGTCCGGACCTGCCACTCGGTGAGCGTGCTGGCAGGGAACGTGTCCGCAGCGAACTCCCATATCTGGGCGCTGCCAGGAGTGGAGACGTTGCCCAGCACGGTGAACCAGGTCGGTGTGCCTGCTGGCCGGTACCTGATGTCGGCCTTCGTCTGCGCGTCACCCTGGTCCGGGTCCCGGAACTTCCACGACAGGGCCACAGGGTCGGTGATGACGACGGCCTCTGCACCGGTGGGCTCCCGCACCATCGGTGGCGTGGAGGTCCCGGACACGAAGAACGTACTCGGTGATGCCCAGGGTCCCCACATCCCCTGGTTGTCCCGGGTTTGGACCTGCCACTCGTAGAACGTGTTGGACTTGAACGCTCCAGGATCCGCGACGTACTGCTCACCGGCAGTGACCTGGCCATGCTGCACCCACGCTCCAGCGGGAGCGAACGGCGTCGCTGCTCGCCTCCACCGGATCCGGAACGCATTCTGTACAGCAGGGTTGGCACCGGAGTCTGGGTCGACATGCTGCCAGGTGAACACCGTGGAGATGAGCGTGGTGGTCTCGGCGTTGTCGGGCGGAGTCTGCAGCACCGGCTCCAACGGGAACCGGTTCGTCCAGAAACTGGTGGAGCGGTAGTTCAGGGACGGGAGTCCAGCCGCATCCCGAGCATGGATGCGCAGGTAGTACTGGGTGTTCGGGGTCAGGCCCTGCAGGTTGACCGAGACTCGCGTCTCCTGTGCCCGGTACAGCGAGGTCTCCAGACCGACACCGGAGGAGAAGTCCCGCTTGGCGGAGTAGCGCACCTCCATCCGGACCCGCTGCCCGTTGATGGTCGGGTCGTCCACCACTGCCGAGACGTTCACGAACCCGACAGCGTTGGTGGTGAGTCCGTCAGCGATGGGGAGGTTGTTGATCCGCACATCGGAGGGCACAGACGGCGGCTGGTTCGCTGGGGCTGGGGAGGTCCAGGTGATCGACACGAGGCCGTGGTTGAGCGCCCCGCCGCCCTGCTCCGTGGTGAAGCCGGTCAGCGATCCCACCCAGTTGGATCCACCCGCTCCACCGCCACCGGGGGTACGGCCTGTGAGCCCAGCCTGGCCACCACCACCCGGGTAGTAGCCGCCACCTCCACCGCCACCGCCGAACGTGCCGACAACGAGTCCAGTTCCACCAGAGCCACCGAGGCCGTTGATGACCTCGTTGCCACCGCGACCGTTCAGGGATGCGAGGGCCGACGATGTGCCACCGTTACCGGCCTGTGACTGGGTGCCTCCTGTGGCGTTCCCGACTGCCCCTGGGCCAGCGGTTCCGGGGAATCCGCTCATCCCTGTGGCTGCACCACCGGCACCACCCCGGCCACCGTCCCCGGACGCCCCACCAGCGCCACCGGCAGCGGCCATGACGGGGCCTGTGCGGCTCCCTGAGCGTATGTGGGATCCGCCACCACCGCTGTACCCGCCCGGACCGTCCAGGCCGTTCCCACCGGCTCCACCGCCGCCGTAGGTAGCCGACCCGCCTACTCGGCCAACGTTGGGCCTGCCTTCCTGCCCGACCAGGATGTAGAGGATCTGCCCACCACGGACCCGGAGGCGTCCCGCGACACGACCACCATGCCTGGGGCCGGAGCCTGCACCGTTGACGCCGACGGTGAGAAGTTCGACGCCAGCGGGGACTCGGAAGGTCTGCCAGGTCCCGGTGTAGTCGAAGGACTGGGACGGCATCAGACCGCCCGTGCGTACAGCGACAGGTCCACGGTGGGTGTGGCCTGGGTCTGCGGGAGGTCCACGGTCACGATGTAGGCGAACCCGCACGACAGGGAGGGCCAGTCGAACGGTGTCCCGTCGGTCTTGAACACCAGGGAGTCGGCTCGCCTACGCGCACCACCGGGGGACAGGACGTACACCGCCTGGTCGGCACCATTCAGGACCAGCGTGTGGTCAGCAGGAACGTAGGACACCACGATGTCGCCGCAGTAGGAGCAGGGGTCGTCCACGATGCTGCCGGTGTCGTAGATGTCGGCGTAGAACCTGAGCCGCAGGTTCCGCATCTCCCCCTGGGTGGCGTGGATCTTGACCTCCGGCACCACTTCGCCCCACGAGGGGATGTACTGCTTGGGGATCGTGAACTGCCGACGGTGCCAGTTGGTGGGCGGGTCGTAGTGCCCGAGCGGGATCGACGGCGGGTTCGGGGGTGGGACGAACGCCGGTGCCAGCGGGTCATAGATGGGGCTGTACTCCGGGACAGCACATGCGGCCTCGTCGTGCAGGTATCCGTCGAGGTCCATGGACGCCCCAGCGGGGGTGACCCCACCAGCCCACGGGATTAGTACTAATGGATCCAGGAAGCCCTCGATGACGGGGACCTCTGCACCGAACTCGTAGGGGTTCCCGACGGTGGCGGTGAACTCGACGGTCCACACCTGGGAGCCGTCGGAGGTGGTGCGCCTGCTGGTTAGGAGAGGCCCACCGTTGAAGGACACCTTGCGAAACGTCCGCAGCAGCGGCGTCAGGCAGTCCTCAACCTCCGTGAACAACTCGACCACTCCAGGATCCTCACCGTCCACCGGAGGCGTCACAGGATCAGGTGGAGGAGCGACGGTCGACCAGGGGAACTCGCTGATGTCTACGACAGAGCCGGTGGCCTGAGGGGTGCCACCCTCGAACACGAACTGGGTCACGTCCAACGGTCGACCACCGTCAGCCTCCGGGTAGTCCACCGACGTGTCCCGCAGCACTGTGCCCTGGGTGAAGCCGACGCCCTCCGGAGTGCCACCATCCAGGACCGTTGTCAGGGCGTAGCCGGGACCACCGCCCCACGTCTCGTCGGTGTAGGCAGAGTCCGGTCTGCCGCCGTCGACAGTGCCATCACCCCCGACCTCGGAGATCAGGTCCCCACCGTCGATCAGGGCCGTGGTGAGAGTGCCGCCACCTCCTCCGCCACCACCGCCCCCTCCTCCTCCGCCCCCACCGGGGACGTACCGGGCGTTGGTAGTGAGGTCCATCTCAGGCGGGGACTGCAGGTAGCACAACTCCCCACCGTCACATGCGGACGTGAACGAGGAGCCGCAGGCGCTCCCCAGGAGGACCTGCTTCAGCCAGTTGAAGCCGTACGCTGCAGCAGCCTCCGTGCCCGCCATCAGGAGCGTGGTGAACACGACCTCCTTCATGCCGTGCCGGAGACGCCCAGTAGCCCCACCGTCACCGAGGGACTCGACAGGGGTGGATGCACGGCTGGAGTTCTCGACCCCGACCACGTTCAACGGGTACAGGCCCCAGAAGTCGAGGGACTCCACGGCGTCCGGGTCCACCCAGGGAGCGTTGTCCATCAGTGGGGTCCGGTACTCCGTGTCCCCGAGCGCCACCGGCAGGGAGTCGTTCTTGAACTGTGGCCGGAACCAGGTCACACCAGCGTTCTCGACGTACGTCTCAGTCCGGGTCGCGTTGATGAACTCGGACCCGTCGTATGTGAACCACCCATGCCAAGCCACAGCGCCTCCTAGTACCCAGCCGCGACGAGACGGTTGATGACCTGCTCCGCGACACCCTCTGGGTTCGCGTTCGGTGTGACTACGGTGAACTGCTCGATGGTGACCTGACGCCCACCACCTACGACCCCACCGGACGCCATGTGCGGCATGGACTTGCCCTGCGCGATGGCTGACAGCAGCCGAACAGCCGGGTCCACCTGCGAGAGAGGGCGGTCCAGCGGGACCACGGCCTCCGGTCCTGCCTCACCGATGATCCGAGCCTGAGCCCCGTTGAACAGACCGCCAGAGGCTGTGAACGGGAGGTTGATCCTGGGGATGCTGGGCATCGAGATGGTCGGTCGGATCACGATGCTGCCGATGGCGCTGAGGATGCGACCACCAAGGCCCGCGAAGGCTGAGACGGCGTTGCTTGCTGCGTCCCGAGCGGCCCCAGCGATCCCGGCGAAGTGCCCGGCGACGATCCCCACGACTCCAGCCACGGCTCCACCGACACCACCGGGCACAGCGCGGAAGCGGCTGATGATGGAGGTCACTGTGGCCTGGGCTGACGGCGGCATCCGGTTGAAGATGCCCCTCACGATCCCCGGTGCCGCGCTAATGGCTGCGCCGATCCGGCCAGGCATCGGTGAGAACCCGATGGCGATGATGCGAGCCAGTGTGGACTGCGAGATCGGTGGTAGCCGGTTCATGGTGGTCCGGAAGATCCCCGGGATGGACGCTGTGGCACCACGGATCAGCGCGGGCATGGTGCGGAAGTGCGCCCCAATAACGCGGATAGCGGCCTGTGCGGGAGGTGGCAGGCGGGACATGATCCCTCGGATGATCCCCGGCACTCCAGCGACACCCGCCGCGATCCTCCCCGGCAGACCACCGAACGCTATGGCGATGGCAGTCACTGCCACTCGGGCAGGCACTGGCATCCGGTTGAACGTGCGCTGCAGGATCCCGGCAGCAGGCCCAACCGCCCGGGCGATGCCGCCAGCAAGTCCGAAGAACGGGGAGATGATGAGACGGACCGCCGTCTGCGCCAGCGGAGGAAGTCGGCTGAACGCTCGATTGAGGACGGGCGCTATGCCCTGGACGGCGACAGCGATCCGACCCGGGAGTCCACCGAACGCCAACGCTGCACCAGTCTGGACAGCACCCCAGTTGATCCTGCCGACAGCACGACCCATCGTCTCGAACCCGTCAGCGGCGAGCCCGACGACGTTGGCGATCCCACGCAGAGCGCCAGCGATCCCGTTCAGGATTCCCACGACAGCCCCACGGGACATGAGGCCATCCAGTTCCGCTACGAGTTTCGCAACGGCTCCGACGATCCTGCCGATGGCAGCGGCAACTTCCTCCGCCTGACCGAACCAGTCACTCACGGCGTTCGGGTTGTCCTGCAGCCACTCCGTCAGGTTCCGGAGCCCCCCGGCCATACGCTCGAAGATGTTGTCGCCGGTCCCCCGGCCCTGAGTGAACAACTCGGACAGCAGCGCCAGAGCCTCACCGAGGAACTCACTGACGGCCTGGATCGACTCACCGGCACGCTCGAAGAACCGCTGGATCTCCTCCTGGCCTCGGACGCTGTTGGCCCACTCAGCGAACTCTCCGGTGATCCTCTCCAGCCAGCCCAGAAAGTCCGTGATGAACGGAGTCATGGCACGGAACATGCCACCCAAGCCTCCGAGTGTGTTGCCGAAGGCTCGACCAAGCGCCTCCACGGCACGAGGGAGGAACGTGTCCATCGTCGCCATGAACTGCGCCATGGCGGGACTGTTCAGAGCCTCCACCCAGTAGTCACCGAGACGGGCGATGGCACGGGCCACCCCATCGACGGCAGGCTCCAGTGCTCGGATGATCGGAGCGAGCACTCGGGCCTGGTTCCCGATGTTGCTGAACACCCCTTCCCGTGCCACCTCCCCGAGCCCCCGGAAGGCGTCCACGAGCGGTCTGATCTGGACCTTCAGGGCCTGCTTCTGGGCATCGTTGAGGGACATGAAGGCTGCGACCACCACCCCGATGCCCGCAGCCAGGGGGACCATCGCTCCAGCGACAGCGCCGAGCGCACCGAGGAGAGCGAACGACAGGCTGCCCGCCAGTGCCACCACGATCCCCAACAAAGAACCCAGCAGGGAGACGAGGGGGCCGATGAACACCACGACACCGGCGACGATGCCAGCGAACGCCAGGAGGGCCACCCCGCCTGTCTCCAGGGCCACGGTAATGGCCGCTAGGGCACCTCCGACTCCACGACCGGCGTTGTCGAACGCGATCCGCATGGAGTTGGCGAGCCCGAGGAAGCCGTTGATGACCCTGGGGATGATTCCGAGGAGACGCGCCAGCCCGCCAGCGATGGAGCCGATGAAGTTCACGAAGTCGTTGCGCGACCCCTTGCCGAACGCACGCCCGACCATGACCCCGAACCGGTCGGTGAGCGCGATGCTGCGAGTGAGTGCAGGATGGGTGGCCCGGAGTTGGTTGTCCATGCGGCGGAGTTGCTCACGCATCTCGGACATCGGCGCACCACCGGCGTCGAGGACACGGGCCATCTCCCTGAAGTCCCGGATCAGGTCGCTGCGGCTGCGGTCCCCGATGGACTGGCCTCGGGCGATCCGGTCCAACTCCTCGCTGTAGCCCTCCATGAGGTCGGTGATGCGGTCGACCTGCCGCTGCCGCTCCTGGACGTGACGCTCGAACTCGAAGTCCGCTTCCCGCCACGCCCGGTTCTCGTTCTCCGCGTAGGCAGCGAGCATGTCCCGGTGCTGCCGCTCCCGGTCCGCAAGGATCCGGGACTCCTCCTGCTGGATCTGCTTCTGGGCCGCAACGATGTCCCGGACGATGTTGTCGAGACGACCCTGCAGTCCTTCAAACGTCATGCCCTGGAGCATGTCGTTCTCAAGGTTATCCCCGGCGAGTCGACCGGCGTCCCCGAACTCCTTGATGAGCCCGCTGCGGAAGTTCGTCCAGTTCCGTGACCGGAAGAACGACTGCGAGAGGAAGTCCCCCTTGGCGAGTGCGTCCGTCAGGGACTGACGCAGCGCCGTCTGGTTGGGGGCCTTCTGCATCTCGTTGGCGAACGCCTTGGAGTACGCCTGAGAGCCGCGCCTACCGCCCTTCTCGTACTCCGGCTCCGCGTCGTCAAAGAGGTTGCGGATCTCCTTGTTGAGACCCTCACCGTCCGCGTGGATCCGGACGTACGCCTCTCCTACCCGCTCGCCTCTAGGCACCCTGCACCTGGCCCATCAGGGCCATGAAGGAGGCACCCTCGTCTTCGGCCTGCATGGGGGTCACCTTCTTCTCATCCCCGGGGAGTGGCTGAGACATCATGTACTTCCACTCCTCCAACTTCTCCGGGTCTATCCTCTCCTGACACCACGCCATCACCAGGTTGCAGAACCGGTGAGGCGGCATGGTTATCAGGTCAAGGCTGGCGTAGGCGGCGTCGAGGTGGACCCAGTGTTCTGCGGCGATCCAGTGGAGTCGGACGGCGACTGCGTAGGGTTTCCCGACCACTCCTCGACCAGGTACTCCAGGATGTTCTGGATGTCCTCGATCTCGAACGGGTCGGTGCGGTCGAGCAGGCGGTCGGTGAAGTAGGTGGCGGAGTCTTCGTCCATGATGCCGACGAAGAAGTCGATGATGCCCGCGACCTTGGACTGCTCTGTGGTGTGCCGTCCGATCCTGGCCAGGGTGACCGCCAACTGGGCTGGCTCAGGCTTGTACGCCTTCACGGTCCTGCCGTCGACCTTGAACTCGTACTCCTCGGTGCCCTCCTGCTTCCTGGAGGACTCCTTGGCTGCCGTGGTGAACTCGCGCATGTTCTGCCTTTCTAGTGGACTTCAGGCAAGTGTAGGCGTCACGGCGCACGTCGGAACTGCCCCCATGACGGGGGAGGCATTAGTACTGATCAGAACGAGCGGAACGTCTGAGCGTTGAACCCTCGCAGAGAGGGGTGGCGGGCCGCTGTGAGACGGGCTGCTGTGCCCAGGAAGTTGTTGGGTGCCTGCCCGCTCACCGTCTGCTGCCGGGTGACGCCACCGAACCCCGGGTTGGGGGGCACGTACATCCAGGAACGCCAGTCCTCGATGTCCGGGGAGCCAGATGTGATGGTCCCGGTGCCTCGGATGACGTACAGGGAGTACGGGGCCGACGACACGATGTCCGTCTGCAGGTGCCGAGGCCCGATGCGGGTCACGTTGCCCGAGATCCCGGCCTTCAGCGTGCCGACAGGCGGCGCGCCGAGCGTCTTGACGGCTCGCTTGTTCAGTGGGGCCGCATCTCGGGCGTTCATGGTGAATCGGCGCTCCACAGCCTCCGCCCAGCGTCGGACCTGGCCTGTCCGGTTGAACAGCACCGAGTCGTAGATGACCATGCGGAGCGCCATGGCGTCAGATCACCGTCAGGGACCACGCGCCGCCCACGAGACCGCCCATCGGTCCCATCGGGGCGTACGCACCGAGGATGAAGTCCTTGGAGTCGATGGAGGGACAGCAGGCGATGGCCTGGCGCATCGTCAGGGCGTCCTTGATCTGCTGTTCGGTGGCCCGGAGCAGTTCCGCGTCCTTGGGAGCGGTCCGACGCTGGTCCCCAGAGCCGATGCACCGCATGATGCCGACCTCCACGATGGCCCCGACCTCGCTGGAGCAGTTCCCGGGGTCGGTGTTCTGCAGATCGACCCCTGACATGGGCATCATGGACACCAGACGCACCCAGGCCATGCCGCAGCCCGTCGCACAATCGCCTGCGTAGTCCTGGATGGCGGCGTCACCGGGGATGACACCGCAGAAGCAGGTCTCTGGACCACCGTTCTCGGTGATCTGCCTGCACAGGCAGGTGGCTAGGTCCGTGAGGCGGTCGAACATCAGGACACCTTGAACTGTCCGGCGAGGATGACGACGCTCTCGTCCCCATCAGCCACCTGAACCCACACCTTGTAGAGCCCGACGCCGAGCGATGGGCCATTCAGGAGGAACGACTGCTTGCCCTCGACCGGAACGGTGGGTGTCCAGACGGTGGGGCGGGCGAAGTTCTCGGTGATGGAGTAGTTGAAGCCCCCCACCCAGGGCTGGCCGTTGACGGTGACGTTCTCGAAGGGGACGTACTCCACGGTCTCGCGGGGATACTCCTCGACCTTCACGTACATGCGTCCTCCAGTTCCGCGCTGACGCTGGCGCTGCCGATGTGGGCGTGCATGTCGCGCTCCCTGATCTGTGCGTGGCTGTCCCGTGAGCCCAGGAGGGCGCTGGTGGCACGCTCCCCCAGGCTACCGGCCCAGCGCCTGTGTCCGACGGTGGCGGAGACACACAGGTCGACGGCTGTGCTGGACGATCCGACGACGGTCCCATGCCAGTGGTGACTGCCTGTGCTGGTGCCGGAGCGGGGGGTGGACCCGAAGACGCTGCCCGTCCAGTGGTGGCTGCCGACGCTGGTTCCACCATTGACTGCTGCTGACTTGACGGACCCGACGAACAGGTAGGTGCCGACGCTGACACCGCGTGACGGCTTCCTGCCGACGACGGATCCGGTGTAGGCGTAGGAGCCAGTGGACGTTCCTTCTGCAGCCCCGAGGTCCGGGCGGGACCCGACCACTTGGCCGGAGAAGCGGTACGACCCCGTGGAGAAGCCCTGCTTGACGCCCACGAT